TGCAGAAGCTGTATCTGATGAAGAAACAGATCCTGAAATGCCTGATGAAGAAATGTCAGAATCAGAAGAAGTTGCTGATGAAGTACCTGATCCAATTCCTCAAGGCGGCAATGCCAATCCACCTAAAGAAGGTGAACGCGCTACTGGCATGGATGCTGCTGCAATTATCAAGCAAGTTCATAAAAACATTGCTGATAAAAACAAACTATACGACAAGCTATCTAAACATATTGGCGCGTTTGATCACGCTGAAATGGATTTAGGCGAAATGGCATCGTATGGTATTAAAAAACTTGGCTTAGATGCTCCTAAAAGTGCGAAAGTTACATTCTTAGGTGCTTATCTCGATGGTAAGGGCGCATCTAGCGTTGCTCATGGCATGGATAATGCTGTAAGCTATCGCAAAGGCAATTTTGTTCAACGATTCTTAGAAAAAGGCAAATAATTATGACTGCTGCTACTTTTCAATCTGCTGTTAATATTAATCTTGGCTTCGGTGTACCGGGCGAGTTAATTGTTGACGGTCCTCAACGTGTCGATTCATTAACTTTGGATGAAGATGGCGGTACTATTGGTTTAGCATTTACTAAATCAAATACTACCAATGTCGCTTCTCAAGGTGGTGCTATCGTGGATGGCACTAATGTATTTGCAGGTATTTTGGTAAACCCAAAAGCATACGCTTCTTACGGTGCTGTTGGTGGTAATCCACTTGATCCTACAATGTTTTTAAACGGCAATTCTCAAGGCGAGTTCTTAACAATGGGTACGATTGTTGTAACTATTGTTGATGGCGGCAATATTGGTGATTGGGTTTATTACAACGATACAACTGGTCTTTTATATGCTACAGCACCAAATGCAACTCCAACTGTAGGATATACAAGAGTACCAAATGCTGTTATTTGGAATTACCCAATTACAGCTACTGGTTTAACTGCCATCCGCATAACTGACTAAGGATATACATTATGAAATCACAAGAACGCAGTTACATCGGTCCTCGTAAAGTAGGATCTGTAACAATGGCTGCTGATGACGTAGCTGATTTTTCAGCTTTAAACCAAATCGGTATTAACTTTACAGATCGCCAAGTTAAAGCTATGGCAAATTGGGCAATGGATAGCGGCACTCAAGCCGATGTTACAAGCCCATCTATCACTACACCAGTTCAATTTTTGCAAAATTGGTTGCCGGGTTTCGTTAAGGTAATTACTGCTGCTCGTAAAATTGATGATCTAGTTGGTATTACTACAACTGGTTCATGGGAAGATGAAGAAATTGTTCAAGGTATTTTAGAGCCAATTGGTAATGCGTTACCATACGGTGACTATACCAATGTACCTTTAGCTTCATGGAATACAAACTTTGTTCGTAGAACTGTTATTCGTTTTGAAAAAGGTATCAAAGTAGGTTCATTGGAAGAAGCTCGCGCTGCTCGTATTCGCATCAGCACTTCTGCTGAAAAACGTGCTTCTGCTGCTCTATCATTGGAAATCCAACGTAACCTTATCGGTTTCAATGGCTACAATGGTGGTAATAACTTAACTTATGGCTTCTTGAATGATCCTAGCCTTCCAGCTTATGTAACAGTTGCCGCAACTGGTACAGGTTCTTCAACACTATGGGCTAATAAATCATTTTTACAGATCGTAGCTGATATTCGTGTAGCTGCTGCTCAATTGCAAACTCAATCTCAAGATACTATCAATCCTGAAGATGCTGAGTTGACATTGGCATTGCCAACTGATGCTTATCAATACTTATCAGTAACGTCTGATTTTGGTATTTCAGTACGCGATTGGTTGAACAAAACTTACGCTAAATTGCGCGTAATTTCTGCTCCTCAATTAAACTTTGCCAATGGTGGTGCTAACGTGTTCTATCTATACGCTGAAAGCGTTGATGATGGTGCAAGTGATGACAGCCGTACATGGGTTCAAGTTGTACCTGCCAAGTTCCAAGCATTAGGTGTAGAGAAACAAGCTAAAGCATACGTTGAAGATTATTCAAACGCTACTGCTGGTGTTATGTTGAAACGACCTTATGCTGTAGTTCGTTACTCAGGCATCTAAGAAATAAAAAGAGGGTTCTATGGATTCTCTTTTTTATATGATGTAAGATAGTGGAGCGAGGGTTATCCTCGCTCTCTATTATCTAAAGGAGTATTACAAATGGCTACAGTCCATGTATTTTCCACACTAGCTAATGATCAGTTGTATCAAAACTGGTTACAAGGCGGTAATGATATGCCTATAAAAGACGTAGGTGTTCTTATCAAGGGTGGTACAGGAGTTGCTAATGATCGTTTAATTACACCAATTGGTGTTGCGACTGAAATTGATGATGCTGAATATGAAGCATTGCAAAAGAATCAAGTTTTCTTGAAACATGAAAAAGATGGTTTTATAACTATCAGCAAGAAAGCAACCGCAGTAGAAAAAGTAGTACCTGATATGAATTTAAAAGACAAATCAGCACCTTTGACAGCTTCAGATTATGTCAATGATGATGATGCGCCTAAACTTAATTAAGAGATAAATATGCCTTCTCTAGTCCCTGCCTTCGATGATGCTAGTTTCAGATTGCAATTTCCAGCTTTTGCTGATGTAACTGACTTTCCAACTGCTCAACTCGATGGCTGGTGGACTATGGGATCGGCATACATTAATCCCGATAATAATTATCCATACAATTTTAAAAACAAACAGCTCCAATTAGCTTTGGATCTGATGTGCGCTCATTTAGCGCAATCATTCACAATGATTTCTGCTGGAATTCCAACTGTAGTAGTTCAAGGTACTGGTGAAGGTACGATCAATGTATCGCTTACACCACCACCTGTTAAAACGGCTTTTGGATGGTGGTTGGCTACTACACCATACGGCAATCAATTACGCGCTCTACTACGCGCTGTAGCAAACGTAGGGCTATATATTGGTGGCAGTTACGAAAATTCTGCATTTCGTAAGGCTGGCGGTGTATTTTGAAATCCTTAAATCTTGATAAGATTAAAACCATACTAGATCGAGTTCCTGAAGAATTTAATGGTTTAGTCGCTCAAGTTGGTTTTCCATCAGGAATTAATTACGAAGATGGTACAGGAGTTGCTTCTGTAGCAGCCATTCAAGAATTTGGCGCACCTGCAAGAAATATTCCTGCTAGACCATTTATTCGACCAACTGTCCAAGAAAAAAAAGATACTTGGTCAAATATTATTGCTAAATCAATTCCTAAAGTTGTCGAAAATCAAATGTCAGCTTTTGATGTTTTAGATTTAGTTGGCATGGCGGCAGCCGCAGATATTCAAACAAAAATTTCCTCTATTTATAGTCCACCTTTATCTCCTATTACAATTAGAAGAAAAGGTTCAGCAAAACCATTAATTGATACAGGTTTAATGTTAGCATCAGTACAAAATGCAGTTAATAAAACTGGATCTGATTTTACTGCTAAAGGCTGATTATGAATTTAAGATCAATGGTTAATGGTTATACTCAGATTACAAATCCAAATATTTTAATTAATTGGATTCAGTCAACTGGATATACAACTGATGACGCAGGAAGAAGAACTCCTACAGCTTTAATGCTTTCAGTTAAAGCTCAAGTTCAAGCTCTAAGTGCTACGGATCTACAGCATACTGATGGATTAAATATTACTGGAGTAATGCGATCAGTTTATATGTATGGCAATGCTGCTGGTGTAGTTCGTGCGGATCAGATTGGTGGTGATATTTTAGTATTTCCTGAGATACCTTTGGGAAGAAATAGAAATTGGCTTATTACTCAGGTTGTAGAAACATGGAGTGATTGGTGTCATGTTATAGTGACATTGCAGCAGGATTAATTATGGCAGTTACTATTGATATTATTGATCAGGATGTTTTCAGGGCATTAGTTGTTTTTTTTAGGACATTTTTACCTGTTAATACTGAAGTGGTACAAGCCCAAGATAATTTGGTGGCAATGCCAAAGGGCGGATTTGTTGTTATGAATAATACTGGTATGAATAGATTATCTTTTAATGTGGACACATACAATTCCACATTGCAGGAAAAATCAATTCTTACTCCGACAAGATACGTTATTCAACTTGATTTCTACGGACCTGATTCTCAGGTTTGGGCTATGGAAACTCAGGCTTTATTTCGTGATGAATATGCTACGGATATATTTCCAGCGAATATTCAGCCTTTGTATGCGGATGATCCAGTACAAATTCCTTTAATTGATGGTGAACAACAATATTATCAACGATGGAAATTAGAAGGTAATTTGCAATATAATCCAACATTAACTACATCACAGCAGTCAATGTTAGATGTAGTAGTGGATCTAGCACCAATAGATCAGACATTTCAACCATAGGAGATTTTTATGAGTACTATTCCTTTTTCACAAGTAGTAAATGTAGTTCCATCAGTATTGTCTGCTGGTGGCATCGCTGTAGATTTAAACGGATTGATGCTCACACAAAATGCTTACGCTCCTGCTGAAACTATTTTAGAATTTTCAACCGCTAGTGATGTTTCTGCCTACTTTGGCGCGACCTCTGAAGAAGCGTCATTAGCCAGTATTTATTTCAATGGCTATAGCATTGGCACTCAGTTACCGGGTTCTTTGCTTATTGCTAATTATGCAGAAGAAGCAACAAGCGGCTGGTTAAGGGGCGGATCATTGGCTGCAATGACTTTAGGTCAATTGCAAGCACTTGGTACAGGTACAATATCTTTGACAGTTGCTGGTGTTGTAGAAACTTCAGGATCAATCAGTTTGGCTTCAGTTGCCAGCTTTAGTGCTGCTGCTACCGCTATTCAAAATGCTTTTACTGCTCCTGATTTTGCAGTAACTTTTGATTCAGTTCATAGTGCATTTATTTTCACTACAACTGCTACTGGTGTTACAGAAACAATTAGCTTTGCAGCAGTTAGCGCAATGGCAACTGGTTTAATGTTAACTTCGGCTACTGGTGCTACAACTTCTCAAGGTCAAGATGCTGCTAATCCTGCAACCTTTATGAATAGTATTGTTAATCAAAATCAAAATTGGGCTACATTTTTTACAGTATGGGAATCAGTAATTGCTGAAAAAGAAGATTTTGCTACATGGTCTAATTCAGTTGCACCTCGTTTCTTGTATATCTGTCAAGATTCTGATGTAAATATTCTTGATGCTGCCGCAACTACTACATTTGGAAATTGGTTACAAACAGGTGATGTGGTTGGCACATTGGCAATTTATGGCAACAATACTCATTCAGCATTTGCTGCTGGTTTTGCTGCTTCATTAGATTTTACTCGTTTAAATGGTCGCGCAACATTAGACTTTAAAGAGCAGTCAGGTTTATTGCCATCAGTTACAACGGCTTCTAATTATGCTGCTGTAGTTGCTAATGGCTACAATTGCTACGGTGCTTATGGATCTAATAATCCTGCTAACAATGCTTCTTGGTTTACACCGGGTTCTGTTTCAGGTCAATGGTTATGGGCTGATACTTATTTGAATCAAATTTGGTTAAATGCTAATTTACAATTAGCTTTGATTACCTTGCTTCAACAAGTTGGATCAATTCCATACAATACTCAAGGCTACTCATTAATCAATGCTGCTTGTTTAGATCCAATTAATGCTGCGATTAATTTTGGTGCGATCCGTAAAGGTATTCAATTGTCTGCTTCACAGGCTTCTCAAGTTCGGTATGCTTTAGGTTATGATGCTGCGCCTGTAATTGCTTCACAAGGTTATGTGTTACAGATTTCACCTGCAACTGCCATAACACGCGCTGCACGACAATCACCACCTATCACTTTATATTACCAAGATGGTGAAAGCGTACAACAAATTACTCTTGCATCTATCGTTATTCAATAAGGATTAAATCATGGCAACAATAACCTCAGCAAATTCAGCCTTAACTTTATCAATTGGTGGCATATTCGGTGCGCCTTTAAGTATTCAAGGCTATGCAGTAGATGATGCTTTTGAAAGTGAATCAGTTCAACAATCAGAAGTTTTGATGGGTGTTGATGGTGTTCTGTCAGGCGGTAAAGTATGGATTCCATATAAAATGACAGTTCATCTTCAAGCTGACAGCCCAAGCGTGGCAATTTTTGATGGCTGGAGAGCAGCGCAAGATGCAGCAATTGATGTGTTTGTAGCGAATGGTACAATTACATTGCCCTCTACAGGTATGGTATATAATTTGATCAATGGATATTTAACACTAGCAACACCATTTCCTGCTGTTAAAAAAACATTGCAACCAGTTGTATATGAAATTACATGGCAAACAATCGTAGGTTCAATAAGCGGATTCTAATAAAATATGGCTAGAAAAGAAGCAACATTTGTAGCGGATGAAGGCAGAGATAACGGTAAACAATTTTTAATTACTGAAATGTCTGCTTCTCAAGCGGAGAGCTGGGCTTTTAAGGTAATTCTCGCAGTTGGCAATGCTGGCATCGAGATTCCTGAAAACTTGGCTTCTCAAGGCATGGCTGGTTTGATGGCTATTGGATATATGAACTTATTGAAGATTCCATTTGAAGCTGCAAAGCCTTTACTGGATGAAATGATGACTTGTGTTCAAATAATACCTTCTGCAAGTGTAAGAAGGAATTTAATTGAAGAAGATATTGAAGAAGTAACTACTAGATTGCATTTAAGAAAAGCCATTTGGGATCTCCACATGGATTTTTTTTTAGGCGAAAGCAGATCGACTTCGGAATCAGAAGCACAGGAAACTCAACAAGAAAGCTCATTGAGTATCAAGCCACTACGCAAGCGATAGCTACCGTTGTATCTTCTAAACTTGCTACTCTACATGAACTCGATACTGTTTATGGTATCGAGGATATGTGGATCTTAATTGAAATTAATGCCGTTGATCGGCATAACGCATATATAATGAGTCAGAAATAATCATTAAAAGAGGATGAATCTTGGCTACAGTAATCGACAGTTTACTCATTGAACTTGGTTTAGATTCCTCTAAATTCGACAAAGCTCAAAAGAAATCCGTAGAAGAATTACGGAAATTTGATGAAGCTAATCAAAGAACTTCAAATAACATTCAGCGCAATTCTAAAGAAACCGCAAGGGGTTTTGAAAAATCACGCGATGCTTTAATCTCATTTGGGATTGCAGCTTTCAGTACATCCGCATTTACTGGCTTTGTTAAAACTATGACTGCTGGCAATGCAGAATTAGGTAGAAACTCGCAATTATTTGGTATGTCTTCGCGTGAACTTGATGCGTGGGGTAATGTATTAAAAAATGTTGGCGGTACGGCTGATGATTTTCAAGGATCATTGCAAGCACTTCAATCAGGTGTTGCAGGTATCAAGTTAGGCGATGCACAAATACTAACTCCACTAGCGAGATTAGGTGCATTAGGATCTATAGATATTAACAAAGGTACAGTTGATATTTTCAAACTGTCGGATGCTTTAAAAAGATTTAAAGAAGCCAATGGTGAACAATTAACTTATTCTTTAGCTCAACAATTAGGTATAGATAAAAATACATTTATGATCCTAATGCAAGGATCTGATGCTGTTCATAAGTTATACAATGAAAGCTATAAATTATCAGGTGTAAATGAAAAAAATACAGAGTCAGCTAAAAGATTCCAAGAAAAAATAGCATCATTATCAATGTCATTAGGCGGTCTAAAGAATCAAATAATGGATTCTTTATACCCATCATTAAATACCGTAATAAATCAAACAACTGAAGGAGTGCAAAAATTTACTGAATGGGATAAATCAGTAGATGGTGCAGGAACTAAAACAGTAGTTTTTGCAGGTATTCTTGGAGTCTTATCAAGAGCATTGGCTTTATTAGGTCTTACTGCCGCAACTCAAGGTGCAATTATTACTGGTACGTTTACTAAGATTTCTACTGCTTTAGCAGCAATTGCAACATCATGGAGAGCTTTAACAGGTATTGGTTTAATGACTTATAGCGGTAAAGCTGGAGAATCTCAAGAAGTTTTAGATGAGCAATATAGAAAAGCCACACAAACTCCCGGTAATTACGGAATAAAAACTACGGAAACTGAAGCAGCAAAATCAAGAGCTGCAAGTGGTCAAGGATCAAGAAGTTATCGTAATTCAAATCCCGGTAATATTAAATACGGTGAATGGGCAAAAGCGCATGGTGCTATAGGTGCAGATAAAGATAATTTTGCTATATTCCCAACTATGGAAGCAGGTGCTGCTGCACAAACTGAGCTGATCAATAAGAAAAGAAGGCAAGGTCTTAATACATTAAGAAAATTGATCTATGGCACTAAAGATGTAAAAGGATGGTTAGGTAGCGGTGAAGATCTAAAGGATGCACCTGATTATCTTGCAGATCTATCTAAAAAAACAAAAATAGATCCTGATGCACCAATACAAAGATACCAAGTTGAATCTATCAGAAAAGCGCAAGAAGCTCATGAAGGGATGATAGGACCAAAAATTCCTGAAGGTATGACAGGCGCAACAGCTACAGCTCCAGTAGCCGCAGGAACTACAAATAATAATGTGCAAACAAGCATCAATGCAGTTAATATTCATACTGCTGCAACTGATCCTGATGGCATTGCCAAAGACATAAACAAAGCCATCCAAAATAACTCTTTAATTAATGCTGGAATAGTAGGAAATAGATAATGCCATTAATCCCATTTCCATATATACCACCATTGCCAGGTGTACCAGCGATTCCTCGCTCGATACTTTATCCTGCAAAATTACCTACTAGAGTAATAGCCAAACCAGTAACTTCTGTTATAGGTGTTCAATGGGGATTTGTTGGTGCTGATGGCGGTGCTGTATTGTCACCTGATTCATTTATTGATTTTGAATATAGGGAAGAACGCAAGATCCCAAATTACCCAATAGAAGGCGGTGGATTTCAAAGTTACAATAAAGTAGCAATGCCTTTTGATTGCAGAATAACTGTTTCTTGTAATGGCAAAGGAAAAATGACTAAAGAAAATTTCTTAAATGCTATAGATACATTAATGAATTCATTAACTTTAATTAATGTCATTACTCCAAATTTTACATATAAAAATTGTAATCTTGTTCATGTGGATTACCGTAGAGAAGCAAAGCAAGGTGTATCTTTAATCATTGCTCAATTATGGTTTCAACAAGTTAGAATTGCTCAAGTTGCCGCTCCTGCAACTACAGCTCCAAGTGGCGCAGCTCCACAATACAATGGACAAGTAGCTCCTAATTTCGCAACTCCAAAACAGCAATCTCACATAGATGCAGACAAAGATAAAATAGATTTTATGAGTACAAGATTTTGGAGAGGAAAATAATATGCAAGTAATTCCTCTAACGGCAGTTGCTTCTCAATCATTTACAATTCAATTAAATGGTCAAAATTGCGAAATTAATATTTATCAAAAAAGTACAGGATTGTATTTTGATTTAATACTTAATGGATCAGGCATTGTAAATACAATGATTTGTCTAAATGCCGTAGGATTAGTAAGAGAGATTTATCTTGGCTTTATTGGTCAATTGGTGTTTATTGATACTCAAGGAACTGATGATCCATATTACACAGGATTAGGTTCTCGTTACATTTTAACTTACTGGCTTCCAGCATGACGTATGCAGTAAGAGAAATAAGCCTTCAATTTACTAGCCCAAATAGTGAAGTGCTAGATCTTAAAGGATTGCGGTGTTCAGCAACTATAACTAATCCCGGTGGTTATAGTGCTTTTGGTCAATTACAATTAAAAGTATATGGCATGACATTGGCGCAAATGAATCAGTATTCAAGTACTGGTGCAAATATGGTGGCTGTTCAAAATCAATCCGTAACTGTTAGTGCAGGTAATCAAGGATCTATTTTAAATCAGGTATTTTCAGGAACTATAATTTCAAGTTTTATTGATTTAAGTTCAATGCCTGATATTTCATTTACTTGCGCGGCAGTTGCAGGGTATTACAATAAAGCATTGCCAGTTGCAGCAAATAGTTATGTTGGCGCAACTAAAGCTGAATATATTATTGAATCTCTTACTAAGCAATTGGGTGGTAATTGGGCATTTAATAATGTTGGTGGTGCAACCGCAGTTTTACAAAACCAATATTTATCAGGATCTTTAATTGATCAGATTCAAACGGCAGCAAGAGCTGCATCATTTCCATTGGTAATTGAAAATAATACTGTAACCATATTTCCTAACAATGGAACTAGAGATAACGTAGTTATTGATGTTGGTCCTGAAACTGGTCTTGTTGGTTATCCTTCTTATTGGGAAGCTGGTTTTACTGTTAAATCAGAATTCAATCCAATTATAACTAATGGAAGAACAATTAATTTAACTTCATCATTACCTAAAGCTAATGGAAGATTTCCAGTTCAAAATGTTACTCATGAAATTAGTACATTAACTCCTGATGGCGCATGGTTTACAACTTCACAATTGAGTCCTTCGCAATATGTCGCAATCAACTAACGGAGTTTTAAGCAATCATGTTGCTTCAGATAATGCTTCTGAAGTAGGAAGATTGCAATTCATGATAAGAACTGCTTTATCAGGGATTAGAACTGCTATTCCAGTTAAAGTTATATCTTGTACTAATGCTGGCGGATTATCGCCTATAGGAACGGTTTCAGTTCAGCCTTTAGTAAGTGCAGTAGATGGATCAGGTCAAGTTTGGGCGCATGGAATTGTTTACAATGTACCTTATATGAGAATACAAGGTGGCACTAATGGAATAATTTTAGATCCTGTTGCTGGTGATATTGGTATCGCTACTGTATGTGATCGAGATATATCAACTGTAAAAAGTGCAAAAAAACCTTCTGCACCGGGTTCTAATCGCAAGAATGATCTGTCAGATATGGTTTATTTAATGACTATTATTGGTGCAGCTCCAACACAATACATTCAATTTAATAGTTCAGGAATTACAATTACTTCTCCTACGAATGTAACCGTTAATGCACCTACTACAATTGTCAACTCTCCAACTACAACCGTTAATGCTTCAACGAATGTTATAATGAATACACCACTTTTAAAAGTTAGTGGTAATATTATTGACAATTATGCAACTAATACAAGAACGATAGCAGGTATGAGATCACAATATAACGCTCATACGCATCCTGATCCTCAAGGTGGAAGTACTGGTACAACTAGCAGCACTATGTAATTAAGGTTAAAAATGACTATAATTCAAAATTCATTATTGTTAGATCAAAACGCATGGGATTTAGTATTAGATGTTAATGCCAATATTGCATTAGCAGGTGCGCCTTATTCTATTGCTCAAGATGTCGCTTCAGCAACTCGTACATTTTTAGGTGAATGTTGGTACAATAATTCATTGGGATTACCATATTGGCAAAATATATTAGGTGAATCTCCGCCTTTGCAATATGTAGATCAACAATTAACAATAGCTGCATTTACTATTCCCAATGTAACTGCTACTTTAGTTACATTTACTTCTTTTACAAACAGAGTTTTATCAGGATCAATACAAATTATTGATACTGATGGAGCTATTAATAATGTGGCATTTGGATAAATTATGACAACTAGCGTACCAGCAATAACGTGGGTAAATGGTAGTCCTGTATTACCTGCTGAATCAGACATTTTAATTGGTGTTCAAGCTGATATTGATACTGCTTTTGGTGGTGGTGTTAATCCTTCGCTTCAAACTCCTCAAGGTCAAATAGCTCAATCTGAAACAGCCATTATTGGCGATAAGAATAATCAGATAGCCTATATTGCTAATCAGGTTAATCCATCAATGGCTTCAGGAATTTGGCAGGATGCAATTGGTGAAATATATTTTATTACAAGAATTGCTGGTGCTGGTACGGTAGTTAGTGCAACTTGTAATGGTGCGGTAGGTACGGTTATTCCTGTAGGATCAGTAGCTCAAGATTCTAGCGGTTATCTATATTCTTCAACTGCTACAGCAACAATTCCTTCAACTGGATCTGTTACGGTTCAATTTCAAAATCAAACTCAAGGCGCAATTGCTTGTAATATTGGTGCATTAACTATAATTTATACAGCTATTGCAGGATGGGATACAGTTTCAAATCCAACCGCAGGTACATTAGGAAATCTTGTAGAAACAAGGACTGAATTTGAAGCTAGAAGATCCGCAAGCGTTGCTGGAAATTCAATCAATTCAATACAATCTATTTTTGCCGCAGTTACTGCTGTACCCAATGTAATTGGTGCTTTTGTTATAGATAATTCTACTAATGCTACTGTTACTTATGGAAGCACTAGCTATTCATTGATTGCTAATTCTATATGCGTAAGTGTCGCTGGTGGAGATAGTACTGCCGTTGCTGAAGCTATTTGGAGTAAAAAACCACCGGGTACAAGTTATAACGGAAATACATCAGTTACTGTTTATGATATGACTTATCCTTCACCTCAGCCAAGTTATACAGTTACTTATTTGATCCCAACTTCAGTACCTATTTATTTTGCAATTGAAATTATAGATAGTACTTTATTGCCATCAAATATTATTCAACTTGTTCAAGATGCGGTAATTGAATCTTTCAATGGATTAGATGGTGGAACTGCTGTAGGGATAGCATCTACATCATATTCAGGTAGATATTATGCAAATATTAATGCAATTAATCCTAATGTAAATGTTATTGAAGTTTATATAGGAACTAGCGCAAGTCCAACAACATTATTTGTTGATATTGGTATTGATCAATTGCCAACTCTTACTTCATCAAATATAAGTGTAACTTTAGTATGATGAATTGGGATGAAACGCTTTTAAGCCAATACGTTGATTCGCCAACGCTAACTGGTATTTTAAATTCGTTTAATGATGCAGTTGATCCTTCTGCTGATATTGCTAACTTTTATTCTAATATTTGGAACGTACAAACTGCCGTTGGAAATGGCTTGGATATTTGGGGAATAATAGTAGGTGTATCTCGAAATATTGAAATACCTGCTTCTCCATATTTAGGTTTTGAAGAAGCCTACACAGCTCCAACTGCTGCAACTGGTCCACAGCCATTTAATCAAGCTCCATTTTGGCAAGGAACTACTGCAACAACAACATTTTCTTTGGCAGATCCTCAATACAGAAGATTAATTTTAGTTAAAGCTGCGGCTAATATTTCTAATTTATCAATTAAATCTATTAATGCTTTATTGCAAGCTCAATTTAGTACAAGTGATGGAATAAACCCATTTGGATCGGCTTATGTAATTGATTTGGGTGCAATGGAATTTGAGTATCATTTAACATTTGTACCAAGTGCTGTTCAAATAGCAATTATTAACAATTCGGGTGTATTTCCTAGACCTGCTGGTGTTAGCGTATCATTAACATATTAATAGGATAAATTATGCAAAGTTCTAATATACCAACCAAAATTCCATTGCCTTTTGCGTATGCAGCAGGTGGAAGTTATATAAATACAATTCCTGTAACATCGCAAATTGGTGTAACTGATGGAAAAGCATCTTTAGAAGATGGATTTCCACCATTAACTTTTACACCTATTGGTACAGGCGGAGTGCCGCCTTTTGGATCTGATGTTAATGGTATATTGAATGAAATTACTGCAATTACACAATGGCAACAAGCAGGTGGTTTTTTCTATTATGATTCTGCATTTTCAACAACTATTGGCGGTTATCCAAAAGGTGCTATTTTAGCAAGTACCTCTTTCAATGGGCTTTGGATTAGTTCAGCAGAAAATAATACAACTGATCCTGATGCTAATGGTGCTGGTTGGATCTCCCTTACATTTGAGGGGATGGAATCAGTTGCTATGACAAGCACAAGTGTTACTTTAACTACATTGCAAGCTGCCTATCCAGTTCTTAAAGTTACTGGTGTATTAACTGCCAACAGTACAATTATTGTACCTAATCAAATATCTGAATGGATTGTTTCTAATCAAACTACAGGATCTTATACTTTAACAGTTAAAACTTCTGCTGGTACTGGTGTTAATGTTACGCAATCATCATCACAAATTTTATGGTCTGATGCAACAAATGTTTATTATGCCAATGCTTCTTCAGTAACAAGTTTCAATACTCGTACTGGTGCTATCACATTAAATTCACTTGATGTAACAACTGCTTTAGGATTTACACCATACAATGCAACTAATCCTGCTGGATATACAACTCTTGCCATTGCACTTGCAGCAGCTTATCCAATAGGATCAATATACACTTCAACCGTATCAACTAGCCCTGCAACTTTATTTGGGTTTGGTACATGGGTTGCATTTGGTGCTGGTAGAGTTCTTATTGGTAATGGTGGTGGATTCTCAGCAGGTGCAACTGGCGGTAGTGCTGATGCAGTTGTAGTTAGTCATACGCATACTGCAAGTTCAAATTCTACATCGGGATCAACTTCTACATCAGTATCAACTCCAACTGTAACTGATCCCGGTCACAGACATGAGCTTCTTGCTGGTGGCAGTAATGGTACAACTCAAGTTGGTAGATCAAACACATCTACTGCAACTTCAGTATATTCTCAATACGCTACTACAGGAATATCTGTATCTGTAGCAACATCAACTTCTACATTAACTTCAACTTCTACAACTACAACTGTAGCTGCAGCAGGTGTAAGTGGTACTAATGCTAACTTACAACCATATATAGTAGTTTATATGTGGAATCGAACTGCTTAATAATATTAAATTTAAAGGAAAAATTATGACAATTTTTTATTCAAAAAAAACAAATGGATTTTATGATAGTTCAAAAATTTCATTAGATAAAATACCAGCAGACGCAAAAGTTTATGACGCTTCTCCTATTAATAAATTGCCGCCTAATAAAACTCAGGTTGCAGTTGAAGATCCAGTAGAAGTTATTGTGCAAGATGCCGTTGTTGAGGAAGAAGTTAAAGTTGAAGTTAAAAAAACAACTTCAAAAAAATCTTTTCCTAAAAATTAATGATTAAAAGAAAATTAAAACTTATTTATGCTTTCTTTTTGGCGCGTATTGCTGAGTCCTCTACTTGGCAAGGAATAGGATTTGTTGTTTCCTTGTTTGGATCTCATTATAGCGGTGTTAATTGGGGTGAAGGCGCAGCTTTAGGTGGTGTAGTTTCAGCATTTATTAAAACGGTAACTAAGGGATAGGTAATGCCATTACTTTCTCTTAATGTTAAATTAATTTTAATTGCTGGAGCTATTTGTTTTGCATTTTTAATGGGCTGGATTGTTCATGGATGGAAATATGATGCCAATCTTAAAAAAGCATTACAAGAAACAATAGATCTACAACTAGCTTATGATAGATATGCTAGAGAAGTTGCTGTTAAGTTTGAGCAACAGCAAGCAGATCAAGTAATTGTTTATAGAACTTTAAAAGGTAAGGTGCAAAATGTTACGGATAATCGCATTTGTTTTGCTGACAGCAATGCTCTCAGCTTGTGGAACTCAGCCCTTACAGGCGATCTGCCCAAAGCCGCCACAGGAACTTCTAAAACGACCACCAGCTCCGATACCTTTAAAGTTACAGATGAGCAAATCCTTACAAACGTCATAGAAAATTTTGAACAGGCAAAACAAATACGCGATCAACTCAATGCTTTAATTGATTGGTATGAAGGTATTGAACAGGTAAAACATTAATGCTCAGTAATTTTAAAGATTCATTAAACTATGTTTTAGCAAGTGAAGGTGGTTTTGTAGATAATCCCAATGATCATGGTGGTGCTACCATGAAAGGTATTACGTTAGAAACATATAGAATCTTCAAGAAGAACACACATTTAACGGCTAACGACTTAAAAAAGATTTCTGATATGGATGTATCAGTTATTTATTTAAATGGCTATTGGAATACTTGCCGTTGCTCAGATTTGCCTTCAGGCATTGATTATTGCGTATTTGATTTTGCTGTTAATGCTGGATATGGAAGAAGTATTAAAACATTACAAAAATCAGTTGGTGCTGATGCAGATGGTGTTTTAGGATCTATTACATTGGCATTAATTAAAAAATCCGACAAAATTTCGTTAATAAACGCATTTAGCGATCAAAAAGAATCTTTTTACAGAAGTATTGTAGATAGGAAACCATCCCAAATAGAATTTCTAAAGGGATGGATTAATAGAATTAATGAAGTAAAAAAACGTGCGATAAAGATGAATGAAAAAGTTATTTAGGTTTTGGGATCTTTAATAGCCTTCTAAGCTCTTTCATTTCTTCATTGGTTAAAATCATACGGATTGTTCTTTTGCTTTCTTTTCACCAAATAAATCTTTATTTAGCAAATCATTTTTAAGAATAGAAACTGCTGCAATTGCACTATATTCATTTATATTAAATAAATGAGATTGATAAGCACTTTCATCAAAAGCCATAACAATAAATCCTACAGTAGTATCTACTCCTCGAAATTCATTGATTGCATCCATTAAAATTTGTTCTTTAGTTTTTTCCATAATTTTATCCTAATATAAGTTTTGCATTATTTTTGCAGTTGTTACATCCATCATCAACAATGGATTGTTTTGAATATTGACACTCGCGTGTAAAGTTATAATCCCATGATGTTTTTCCATTGCTATGAAATACTTTTTCATGCTGATTGCGATCAGGAACTAAATCCGTATGGCAGCCATTCATAAACTTGATCCAATGTAAGTAGCTTTACTATCTTTAAATGCAATTTCAACCGCGCATGGCGATCCTTTGCCAATGTTAAATAATTTCCACATACCCAAAGCTGTCGAAAAAATTAGCACTATAAATAGTATGGCAACTACAACAGCTTTATCATTATCTCTCGGACAATCACATCTACCTTGATTACAATCTTCTTTATTGCATGACATTATTTTCTCCAATTATTTAAAAAATAAAACTATTGAAATAAGCAATATTGATATACATATAACATAAAAAGATGATGATTTTTCTTCTTCAAAATCTTCAGATTTTAATCTAATGCCAAATGCTTCTTGGCTGCTGCGAGGAAATCTTCCATTGTTCATGATTTAATCCTTACATTGTTGATGGGTTATTTTTATTTACAATTGTCCATCCATTGTAATCATAAGATCTTAAATATCTTTCAGACCATAATACATGAATTGCCATTGAGTCACTTGTCCAACATCCCATTGTTGTTGATTGGTTTGAGCTTCCAAGAATATAAGCAATATTTCCTGATTTATTAGTACATTTTTCATCAGTCAATATAATCTTTCCGCCTTCTGTATTCATGCACCACATGATCGCTTCGGCTTGAGCTGTTATTGAAAATAATATTACTAATAATGCTGTTAATTTATTTTTCATTTTTTAACTCCTGATAGTGTTCGCCTGAGTTTCCATTTTGAGCTATGGCGCGATCACGCTCTGAGTCTTGCCAATCTTCACTATATTGATTTTTACTTTTACCAAATATACGATCAAATCCTTCATCAAATTTTTTCTTCTGCTCTTTATTGCCAATTTTACTTGTCAATTTATCGCCAGTAATTGAATTGTTTGACATATAAACTCCTAAAATGGAATGTCACTATCGATCTGATCTATTGGAGTATTGTAATTAGGTTCAGCAGCTTGAGGAGCTTCAGCATGGTTATCTTGTTTTCCGCCTAACATACGCAATTGCTCTCCAATGATCTGAATTGTAGTACGCTCAATTCCAGCTTTATCAGTCCATTTATTTGATTGTAATCGACCTTCAATATAAAGTGATGCGCCTTTCTTTACATAAGATTGAACAATTTCAGCAAGTTTACGATACATCACGATTCGATGCCATTCTGTAGATTCTTGTTTTTGCCCTTGTTTATCTTTCCATTGATCAGTAGTAGCAATGCTAAAATTTGCAACGGCATCACCATTAGGCATAAACCTTATTTCGGGATCATTTCCTACATTACCAATTAAAATTACACGATTTACACTAGCCATGATATTTCCTTTATATAATTATTTGATTTCGAGTCTTTCTGCTTGCTCAAGATGCGCTCCGTTAATTTCTTCACCAGCTTTAAGGCGATCACCAATGGCTTTTTTATCGGGATATGGTGCTGGTGCATCGGGATACACATAAAGATCGGTTGGAATAGCTCCAGCATCATCAATAACGACTGCTGAAGGATTCTTTTTAAGAGTTAATGCAAAGTATGGCGAATCAATTTTAATCTTGCCACAGGACTGCATATTAACTTTTAGATACTCTTTTACGGCTGCCGCTTTCTTTTCAATGGCTTTTTCTCGTAATGACATTTCTTCTCTAGCAGTTTTGATCGCTAGAGCTTGAGCTTCAAGATTCTTAATGAACTTAGCAATGTTGATTGCTTTTTCTTCAAACTCTCCGATTGCGCCTTCAAGAGTATCGGCTACCGTTTGTTCATCAAGATTCATTTCATTTAACTTACTCTCAATAAGTTTATATTCCATAGTAATTTCGTATAACGAAGCCATGCTAATTCTCCATCCTGTAAAGTTTATAATTTCCGCTTTCATGCCAAACGTCATTGATCTTATAACCTTCATGACGTAGCTCACTTACTCTAGTGGACAGCTTCATCGTACCTGCTTCATATAGTGCATCAAGTGGTGATTTCCAGCCTTGTTTCAAACATTCAATAATCTTTTGTTTTTGAGTTTGCATTTTCGTGATCTCCTATACATTGAATAAAGATTTCATATCTTCGTATTCTTTTTGGACTTCTGTTAAATATTCAGTATTTTTAACTTGAGGATATATTGCAGCCCATTGTTTTTTTAATTCTTCACCATCTTTTGATATTTGCAATAATGTTTTTAATTTAAATACATCAATAAATGGTGGCTTCAAATTAGGTGCTGGTGAAACTTTAACTACTGGAGCTTCTTCATCTTCTACATGAAGATCGCCTTTATGCCACAGATCAAGTGCTGCACCAAATCGCATTGCTGCATTACGCAAAGCATCACCAATTCGCTCTTTTACAGCATTGCCGCCAACTTTACCTTCAGCATCACCATAGCCTAATCGTGATACTCCGCAGACTGTAAGCTCGATCCACATACCGCCATTTGCATCTAATGCACCAGCAGGAATACCGCCAAACTCTACAGGCTTCCAATTCCAGTTAATATCGCAATCTAATAAACGATCAGTTAATGCAGCGTGACCAACGTAATCTAAATGAACTACATCTTTATGATGCCATCCACCACATACATTACAGCGCATACCAGCTTTAAAATCAGCTCGTACTTGATCTGTTTGAGCCTTAGTAGGCTTTGGTAATTTGCTAATTTGATGTTCGGGGAAAGGTTCGCGCAGCAGATCTAAACCAGTTTTCTTTGACATTTTCGTAATCTCCATAATTTTAAGTTCATCCATAATTTCGGCTTGGAATTGATCTTCTGACATTACCGACTCCAAGCGTCATTTAAGACCATGACAGTAACAACACCAGCAAAGTAACATATAAGATAAAGTTCCATGACTATCTCCCTGTTTCAATTAAACTAATTTGTTCGATAATTTTATCTATGACTGTTTCACCAAGAAGCTCTTGCAGATTTTGAGTACCTGTAACATCTTCGATAGATGTTATGTCGATCTCATGTTCGGTAGGACTGTCACCAGTTCCAAAGGGATCAGCGTAAGTATGGTAAGTATAATAAACATCAAACTCCACACCGTACACTTCGATTGTTTCTAAATTTCCCATTTTCGTAATCTCCAGTAAATTATTTATTTAAAACGATAGTACCTGCATCTTGCCACTCCCAATAACATTTGTTATCAGTAGCAAATTTTTCCAAAATCGGATTGATCCAAGCATAACCACCATGATATTCACCGTAGTAATCAGCAGCATCATCACCATTTTCCGCGCTTACATATAAATATCCATCACGAATAAAAGCATGGGGAGCTACTAATTTATCTTCATGCTCTCTAGTTTCACGATTCCAAACTAACACAGGAATTTTAGGCAAGTTATTTAAAAGTTTTTCTACATTCATTTCGTTATCTCCAGTAATTTATAATCAACCAACAAGATCAGTATATTCCTAAAATAGTTTAACTGCAAGCAAATTGATTAAAATAATTTAAAATAATTTAAAATAATTCTAATTTGTTTAATGATTGAGCCAGCACCATTAATTCATCAATTGTAAAAACGTACTCAACATAATCTATACCATACGCGCCATCAAAGTCAGTAGATGCTAAACAAACATTTCGCGCTAATTCAGTCACAATTTCTTCAGTTAATTCCACATTCATTCTCCTCTATTTCTTCGACATCATACTCAATAAAAACTCCAAAGTTTTCAACCATCATCATAAACAAGCGATCCATTACTTCTTCATTTTCTACGTTAAATTCTGCTGTTACTTTGATCATTACAATGTCCTTTAATTTTATTGATTAAACTAATGAGCCATAAGGCTTTTCTTTGCCATTTTTTTCTAGCACTTCTAATGCTTCTTTTAATGGAAGCATGGCATATCCCGATTTTCCATTAACGCTTATGTCATCTTTAAGATAAGCAACAACACTATAATTATCAGAATATTGGCTAACTCTCCATTTCCGAGAATATAAAAAGTTATCACTATTGATCGCTTCTTCAAATTCTTGTATTTCTTTTGATAAGTTCATTTTCGTAATCTCCATTAATTAGTGAAAAAACTCATTGGCTGGAAGCAAAAAGGCTTGGTAGGCTTCTTCTTCTTCTTGATCGGCTTCACCAGCACGAACTAAATCACCAATCTGAAACAAGGCTTCCATGAAACAACCATCAAAATTACAAACCGCATACTGCTCAATAACTCCAATTGCTTGCTGAACTTGCATCTCAATCTCCTTAATAATCAACCTACACATTCATTATATACTTATTAAGGATAGAGTCAAGTAAATTAAGCAGCTAATTGAACATTATTTTTGAAGTTCCAAAATGCACCATCTTCATTTCTAAATTCACGATAGATGATCTCATTTCCCCAAACTCGCATACCTTCGTGGTAGTACATACCAGCATCACCTGCATTGACAGGCGCACCCATCATTCCGCCATAATAACCCACAGCAAAATCCCAAATTTCTTGACGCATTTCATCGTTGATTTTGTTATTCACGAAAACGTATTTCACTTGAGGAATGTCATTATTAACATTGCTGTATTCGTAAAGATCTTGCATCCCATCAAAATTACCGTACTGGTATTGACCTGCATAATCTTCAAGAGCTTTGTAGGCTGCTGGCGGCATATCTTCAACGTAGATATTTACGCTGTTACCACCAGCATAGCTATCAGCATTAACGCGACCAACGATTCCATTTGCTTTCATGTACTGGCGGATCAATCTTGCTGCCGCAGCATGAACACTTAATTTTTTTTCCATTTTCGATCTCCTTAATTAATCCCAAAAATTACCAGCAGCACAATAAAAAACATTTGGCTCAATGGCATCTTGCCAAGCATACGGACCAATGTTTAATCCATCCATTACTTGACGATTACACATCTCCATCGCTTCGACAGCAGCTTCAGCTTCAAACTCATAAACATTTTCAGCAACTCTGAATCTGTAAATCATTTTTTATCTCCTAATTAACTAACCAACACATTCATTATATACCTATTAAGGATAATTGCAATAGGTATATTTGATTTAATTTAAAACTACTTCAAAAATAAATTCTTTAGAATATTTGCCGCCATTAAATTTCTTGCAGCAGCTACCACACGCTAAACCTTTAATTGGTTTTTTTGCGCGTTTCCATTTACCTTTGCAGTTTGTACAGATAACAGAATATTTTAATTTAGGTGTTGATACTTCATTGCGGCTGTAGCAGCGTTTACCATCGCAGCCAATTGATTTTGCGGTACGCACCCATGTGGCATTATGACCGTAACCATGACCGAGCATCGCATGAGCGATTTCGTGCAGGATTACATTTTTGACTGTAGCTTGATCATTTAAGCTAACTATTTTTTTACTTAGGCTAATTGTTTTTTTAGAGTAGTTGCAGTAACCAAATCGCCTAACAGCATTATCAAATTTGAAATGATAGTGAGAAACATTATGCTGCTGCATAAGTTCTTTTGCTAACTGCTGCGCTTCAATTAATTCCATTTTCGTTATCTCCAGTAGAAGCCCCGAAGGGCTATTTAGTTAGAAATTGTAGTCGTAGTGTTTAATCGGATGATCTGCTAACACATAACGATTACCATGTTTATCTCTCCAATCTCCGCCAATATGTTTTCTAATTCTGAAAACTGGACAAACTGGATCTGATTCGATAATCCATTTTTGAGCATTGTCGCTAAACGCTGAGAAGCCGCCAACAACAAACTGAGTAACAACACTAGGATCTTTTTCCGCGATCATGGCGCGGATCTCTAAACATTTTTCTGAAATAACTTTGACAACTTCGTAGGGATTTACATCTGAATAACCATGATGATTTGCATATTTCATTTTCGTAATCTCCATTTATGCGTTAATGCCGTTGAAATTCTCTTGCAGCACAACCAAAACGTGTTCACGATCTAAACTGTCACCACAAAAAGGAACTCCAAAACGATTTCCTAAACGAACTATTTCAATAGCAGCTCGAATACAATCTTCTTCAAATCCCATGTTATAAATGCCAGCATTTCCATAAAAACTATTAACGTAACTAAAAAATTCTTCATTTGCCATTTTCGTAATCTCCAATAAATTAATAACAACCACAACTACATTGTATGCTTATTAAGGATTATGTCAATACTCTATTTGATTATTTTTGCATTATTTTTCTCCCTCAAAACCTTCTCAATAGTTTTAGCAAACATAACTGGATAATCCCATTCTTTATTTTTACCTAAAAAATTTGCTATATTCCATATTTCATCATCACTTAATCCTTGCCATGATGGTGCAGGGTGGGTGTTAGTTTCATTGGGTGCTTTAGGCAATGGCATCCAATGAGTAAACGCATTGAAATAAAATTTATCTACATTTTCAATAATAATTGAAGTTAAAAAATATTGTTTTTCGTGATGTTTATCGTAAGTTAAAACCTCAATATTAACTGGCGGCAATTTATCTTTAACATTAATCCACGCCACAGGTTCTTGTGCTGGCTGTGATAACCCTTGCACATAAGTATCACGCAAGTATTCGTCATTTAATTCTGTGACTGTTGGCTGTTCTAATGCTTCTTTACAGGCTTTGAATCCAGCCATAAATATATAGGCAGTATCGTTTCTATCAATATCGCCCCACATGGCTGTATCAACACTACCAGTTACAGCAGAAACTATCTCCGTATTCCAAAACTTCTCAAATGCTTCGTCTTTAGTCATTATTCATCCAATCCATAAATTTCACGCAGTTGATTTAAATATCCTGCAAATTTATTTAATTCGGGATATTCTTTAAAAAATTTAGCCGCATATATTTCGTTTAATGATTTAACACCATGTTCTAAATCGCTTCTAATTGCATTATCAAATTCATCGCAAATATGTTCCAACAATTTCCATTTGTCTAATGACATATAAAATGCTTCATTTTTAGTCATTGCGGTCTGCTCTCCTCATTAAAATCCATAACAAGAATATGAACTACAAAATATTGAGATATATTTAACATTTTATTTTTCCATTATTTTTTGAATTGCAGCGCGAGTTTCCATTGCTGCCATTTGAAGATCTATCCGACCAAACGGACAGTAATTAACTTCTTCTGCTTGACCATTAGCAAGCATGGCTATAGCTTCGGCTTTTTTGATTGGGAAGTAACGCATTTGCCTAAGATTTTCTATGTAGAATCTACCGTTATTTTGAGCAATAAATTTCATTTTCGTGATCTCCAGTAATTAATTTTAGTACCTATTTCTAATCAACCTTTTGGCAGCAGCCAAACGAATTTCATCTTCATTTGTATTAAGTAAAGGCAAAATAGATAAAGCGCGGATCATGTTTTTTAATGCAACTTTATCTAAAGTTCCTGCAATCCTACGATCAGCGTATTTTGCTGGATTGTTCATTTTTAGATCTTCATAATATGTACTCATTTTATTCTCCTAAAAGATTTTGGTAATAAGCGATTAATTGTTTTGCAGCATCAACTTCTTCAGCACTCAATATTCCATTTGGTAATTTCAATTCTTGATTTAAAGCATTAACAATAACTTTTACATCAACTTCAGACATTTGATACATGATTCAATCCTTTCGTAAAGTTAATTTACTCTGTACTGCGCGATTGCTTCGATCATTGCCATTTCAGCATCCTCTAAGCCGTCATCGCCAACCGCTAACAAGATTTTTTTAGCATCTTTTCCTACTTTGCACAGATCAAAAATATCGAATTGGACACCAAACGCTAATTTGTAAAACATTGCTTCCACTTGATTCTCAACTTTTTTTTCAATTTTATTAAGTTTTGCCATTTCGATCTCCTTAAACAGGCGCAAACATTTCACGACCAGCAGCCATGAACACGCGATAAGCTAGAGCTTGATCATAGTTCAAGTAACCATTTTCAAAATCAGCTCTCATTTCAATCAAGGCTTCCAAATAAGGCACACCAATAACAGCTCGGTATTCATCAATAATTGCTATTGCATTTCGCATTTCCATTTTCGATCTCCTAAATAATTAAATATCTAACCTACACATTCATTATATACTTATTAAGGATGCTGTCAACACATAATTACATTAATTCGTATGCTTTTATTTTTAATCTTAATTCATCAATTTTGTAGATGTAATCAGATTTTAGACCTTCGTACTCTTTGATCTCCCAATCATCTAAGTTGCCAGCAGCCAAGATGCCAACCACATAATTTAGCTGCCCTACATTAGTTTGCAACTGATCGTAAATAGTCATTTAAATCTCCTTAAAATTTATTAACACGATATTCGATACCACCTACAACAATATCA